GGCCTTGGCGTCATCGCCAGGAAACCACGTGGACTTGGTCAGTCGGCCGCAACCGCACGCGCAGGGGCGAAGGGCGAGGTCGGCGGAGGCAGACGTCTTGCGCATGACGGTCTGCTCGGTGGCGGCCACCTCGGCCGGGGTTGGGGGCGTCGAGGGGGCCGGGGCCTCGGCCTGGGTTGCCTTCGTGCGACGGCGGGTCTTGGCGGTCGTGGCGGTTGAGGAGTTGGTGTCGTTGGTGTTGTTGGTCGTCATTGGTGTCTCCTTGTGGCGCTTGGGTATCGGGAGCGCCCCCTGGACCACCTGCATGAGGCGGGCCAGAGGGGGCGCCCAATCAATCGGCCAGGAACATCTCGGAGCAGATGGCGATGGCGTAAGGGACGGCGATGGTGAGGCTGAACAGGATGACGGTCATGGGCGGCTCCAGTGTGGCGGGTGGGCTCGAGCGGTGTACAGAAGGTAATTCACATAGCGTGCCTGCGTGCCTGGTGGCCCGGCGCTGCGTCCGGGCGCAGCACGCACATTGGGGGCCGATGTGGGTGCGGTGTCAAGATAGCAGCGTACAGGCATCAGGTGCTGCGTGCAGTTAGCAGCGGTTCTCCGAGCGCGTCCGGACGCGGCTCACACGCACCTACAAAGACACTACCCGAGCGTTCAGTGGTAGTTATGTGTGCGCAGAGCGTTAAATAGTGCAGGCCGGAGCCCGTACCGTGGGACGTACCCATCTCGGAGCGTTTAAGGGAGAGGCTCCCGTGCAGCGGGAGAGGTATCTCTGGCGTGCATCGTTTGGGTGTGCGCTGTGCGTGCGTGCGTCCCCCAGGGTGGGGGACGCAACGCACACCACAAGCGGTACACCTGCCGGTTATTGTGTCTATTATGCGCACATATGCACGCACAGGTAAACGGTCGGGAGGCGCCCAAGCCACGGAGACCTCCTCAGGTGGGGAATAGATGGCCTGAAGTATTCCCCGCGCCCGCAACGGGGACCGGGTTTGGTTGCCACGAGACCGGGTTACCTTCCAACATAACGGGTTCCTAACACACCGCATTACTTTTCGACCCAACACCTATATAGGGGTTATGTTGACACATAAGGTGCCCACATACCCATGCCCACGACGCGATGGGTCCCCCCTGCCATAGGGGGAGGTCCCATTTCTCACCGCCGGAAAAAGAGAAAAAAGACGTATACATTTCCGTACTTACACCTACATAGATTCAGATCGCCATCGCATTCCCAGACAGTAACTGTCCATGGTACACGTAGTAACATGGCAAGGCGCCCCCCTCTCACGAAGCGCAGACAGGGGAAGAGGGGCGGCGGCAGGAGGGGAACGACCAAAACGTTCATGGCCCTCATCAAGGAGTCCAAACCATGTATGGATTGTGGCGGGTGGTTTCCATTCTACGTGATGCAGTTTGATCATGTCCGTGGGGATAAGATGAGGTCGGTCTCATCCATGAATACATATAGCGTACAGTCGGTCATGGACGAAATCGAGAAATGCGACCTCGTCTGCGCCAACTGCCATGCCATCCGTACTTACCTGAGAAAGCAAAATGTCCCTATTTAAGCCTATCCCGTCGGTCGAGGTGGTGCCCCAGATGAAGCAGGCTTTCCTGGAGGCGTACGCGTCCACGGGCCTGGCCCGTGCTGCTGCCGACATCTGTGGCATTGACGTCCGTAACGCGTACCGCTGGCGGTCCACGGACCCCGCCTTCGCCTCCGCCTGGGACCATGCCACCCGCCAGATCGTGGTTCCGATGCTCGAACAGGCCGCCATCGAGCGCGCCATGGACAAGTCCGACCTCCTCCTCATGTTCATGCTCAAGGCACACAAGCGCGAGATGTACGACGATAAGGTTGCGGGTCGAGAAGAGACCCACGACTCCGCCGGCCTCACCATTGTTTTCGAGGGAACCCCCCAGGAACGAGAGAAGACCGCCGATGCAGACGAAATTCTCGCTCTTACCAGCCCAGGCGAGCCTGGTTCAGAGCCGTAAGCCGGTCTCCATCTTCGTCGGTGGCGTCGGATCCGGGAAGACCCGGGGTGCGGTCTACAAGGCCACCCAGCTCGGGGCCGTCAACGCCCCATGTTTTGGCCTCTTCATCGAACCCACGTACGTCATGGTCCGGGACGTGGCCTTCCGCTCCTTCCAGGAGGTGTACGAGGAGGCCGGCATTAAGTACGACCTCATCAAGTCCGAGTCCATCATCAGGGTGGCCGACTCGTTCGACATCCTCTTCCGCTCCGGCGACCAGCCAGAGCGCCTCTATGGTCTCAACGCGGCCTGGGCTATCATCGACGAGCCCGCCTCACAGTCCGAGGACGTGCCCAAGGTGGTTCTCCAGCGTCTCCGAGACCCCCGTGCGAGGCTCAAGCAGCTCGTCCTCACCGGCACCCCCGCCGGCTTCAACTGGTTCTACGAGTGGGCGCACCGCGGAGATGCCGATGTCTTCCGCGCTCGTACCTACGATAACCCTCATCTCGACCCCGCCTACATCGAGGAGATGAAGAAGAAGTATACGGACGAGGAGATCCGGGCCTACATCAACGGCGAGTTCATCCGTTTCGAAGGCCAATGGTATAAGGTCTTCCCCGAGCTGGCCTCCTACCGCACGACCGACTCCGGCCTCAAGATCTTCCGGGAGCCCGCCGCCTGCTCCGACCAGATCGTTATAGGGACCGACTCCGCTGGAGGCATGGGTCGGGATTCCTCCGCCGTTGCCGTCATTGACAAGCGCGATGGCAAACTCGTTGCCTCTTGGTCCAGCGCTTCCGCAACCCTCGACGAGCTGTGCGGTGTGGTGGCCGAGTGTGACCGCCTGTGGACGAAGCATCTCAATCCCATTTATCACCCATACACCAAGACCCCACTCCCGGTCCGCCCCTATGTCGTGGTCGAGGTCGACGGCATCGGCCGCGCCACGTGGCAGATGCTGGCCGTCCGCAACCCACCCCTCCAGATGGCCGAACTCAAGACGAAGGAATGGTCCCGCTACGCCGGCCTCCTCGCCGCGAAGAGGGCCGTCGAGAGCCACAACATCTATGGTCCCGAGGAACTCCAGGTCGAATCCCGGGATCTCCACGTCGAGAAGGGCAAGTTCAAGGGCCGCAAGGACCTCTCGATGGCTATTGGCTTCTGTCTCAACCATATCGCCCGATACCCCTACCAGAAGCCCGAATCCGAGGTCAATCGCGAGATCCTCGACCTACAATCCAAACTCCAACCCCGAAAGCGGGGATGGTAGTATATTCGTAGCCCCAGGGCTATGATATAGTTACTCCATGTCCAATCGATTCTCTGGAAAATACAACATCGATTACTCCTCCCTCCGTCCGAACCCCCGTGAGGAGGCTATGGCACGCAAGCGCGCCGACCGCGAGAGGGAGAAGGCCGCCCTCGCGCAGCTCCTTCCCACCGTCGGGGGCGCCATCGTCGGCGGCGTCGCTGGCGGCTCCGTCGGGATGCCTCTCGAGGGCCTCGCCGCCGGTTCGAAGATCGGTACCGCCATCGGCGGTGTTGGTGGCCAGTATTTCTCCAATTCCGCAGATGCGATGGAAGACCCCGAGCGCGAGAAGCAGTACCGCCGGATGGCAATCCTGCAGGCCCTCCAAGGGGCGAGGTGACATATGGCGAATTTCCGTGGTAACCCCCGTATGGTGGCCGACGCCCTCCGCCTCCGCGCCGACCAGGCGGACATCGCCGACGCCGAGGCCGGGTCGATGAAGGCCGATGCCAAGTATAGTGAGAAAGAACTCTGCTGCCCCAAGTGCAAGTTCTGCGGCTCCGAGGATGACTTCCTCACTGCCCCCGCCACCTCTTCCGACCTCGACACCGAGGAAGATGAATACTGATGGCCGACCTGGATGATATCGACCTCCCGAATCCCGAGGACGGCCAGCACGGCCTCCCCGAAGCTCATACCGTTAAGGAGCTGATGGATCAGTGTGAGCGCGACATCGCGGAATACCAGGGCCGCTACCTGCCCCAGGCGATCTATAACGAGCGTATGTGTGAGGGCGAGCAATTCATCGACCTCACCGACTCCGCCGACATCGTCAACTCCGATTGGCCTGACTACGTTCCGAAGGCCGCCCGCAACCTCCTCCGCAATCTTCGCCTCACGTGGTCCTCGCGCATCCTCGAGGATCGCCCCTTCGTGAAGCCCTATCCGAAGGACCCGGGCGTCGACGAACTCCGCGCGCAGGCAGCTGACCGATATCTCGAGTTCATCCGCCAGCGGATCGACTTCGATGACCTCTGCTTCCGGGCTGCCCAGCTGGTCCAGGTGCACTCCGCCGTTGGCTTCAAGACGGTCTGGGACCCCCTCAAGGGTCCTCCCTCCGATGGTTTTGAGGTCCTCGACGAAGAGACCGGCGACATGGTCATCGACGGCGAAGGGGAGCCCACCGGCGAGGTCTCCATCGAACTCGTCTCGATCTTTGACTACGGCACGGACGGTGCCGAGGAGATCGAAGATTCCAAGTGGGTAATGTTCTGGAAATACATCAACCCCCACGACGCTCGCGTCCTCCTCCAGTCGTCCGGGGCCGACGTTGAGAAGCTCTTCGTCGAGAATTTCACGGACATCTGGGGTGTCAAGCAGACTGGCGTCAAGGTCACCGAGCTGTGGTGGAAGCCCGACTACCGTTTTCCCGATGGCCTCTTCTGCGTCAAGGTCGGGGACGTCGTCGTCCAGGCCACCAAATATCCCTATGCCCATGGCGAACTCCCCATCAGCGTGTGGAAGTGTGGTCCCCGCCGTGGCAGCCCTTATGGCTCCACCCACGTCGACGACGCTGTATACATCCAAAAGGTCATCAACGAGACCGTTGCCGCTATCTGGCAGCAGGCCCGGCAGATCGGCTCCGTGAAGCTCCTCGCCCCTCCGGCTGTTGCCGAGCAGTGGGAGCATGGGAACCAGATCCTTAAGATCGCGGACCCTGACCACCTGCAGTACACCCGGTATCTCGAGCCCCCGAACCGGGCCGGGATCCTCGTCGAGACCCTCCAGGATAACATCGAGGCTATCTACAATGTCTATGGCCTCAACGAGATGCTCTCCGGTGCCGAGAACATCAAGTCCGGTACCTCGGCCCGCTCCATCGCGTACCTAAACAAGCTCGACTCCATGAAGCTTGCTGGCGCCTCTCGCTCTCTCGGCAAGGCCCTTCGGCGCATGATGCGCCAGGCTCTTCGCCTCGCGCAAGAATGGGTGGTCACCGAGCGCATGGAGATGATCCTGGGGGACCAGACCGGTCTCGGGGCCGTCATGTTCACCGGTGCCGATTTCGAGGGCATCGACGTCATCCTCGAGGACGCCTCCGCCGTCTCCTCCTACCGCGCGACGGTGGCCGAGGACGCGAAGCAGTCGATGATGCAGGGCGGCCCGACGCCGGAACTCCAGTCGACGGCAGCTACCGGCCTCCAGGATTCCGCGTACACCCGTTCACAGATGGACATCGTCGGCGCGCAGATCCAGATGATCATGCAGGGCCAGCCGCAGGAGCCGACCCCGGAGGTCGACCCCGAGATTGCCGTCGGCTTGCTGACCCAGGTACTCTCTGCAGCTCCCCAGGGTTCTCCGCAACATCAAGGGCTGCTAATGTTGCTCCAGCAATATCAGGACGCAGCCTCGCAGGCGCAGCAGCAACAGCAACAAGAAGATCTCGCCATGAAGGCAGCCGGTGGAGGCAAGAATGTTCCGAAAGTTTGACCTCAAGCTCGTCCTCGCTCTTGTCGCCGTCGCGACGGTCTCCTTCATCCCTGCCCTCGCAGACGGCGGCACGGTGGCGAAGGTCCGCGCGTACACGGTTACGTGCAACTCGACCGTCAAAACCCTCGCCGCAACTACCGGGTATACGCCCGGAAATGCTTTCAAGTTCAAGGTCTCCGGCGGCACGGTGTTCTTCGGCGGCACAGATGTTGATACGAATACGACGACCGGCTATTCCTTCGCTGACGGTGCCGAGGACACTTTCGATGCCAAGCCGGGAGCCGTCTCTTGCAAGGCTTCCGGTACCGTGACCGTGAACCTCCTCGCCGGGAGTTTCTGATGCGCCCCAAGCTTCTTATTGCTTCCTTCGTCATTGCTCTTATCACCACGTTTGGCATGGGTAAGGCGGCTCATGCCGGCCTTATGGGGTCGGGGGCTACCGCTGGTTCTCTGGCGGGCACGTTCTGCAAGTTGACTGGATGCACGTTCACCGGCCCCTTGAGTATGGGAACGAACCCGATCTACTTCAACGGGATCGATTTTGGATATTCGGCGGTGAATACTCTCATCACCCCTGCAATCATCCAGTCGAGTACCGGCTTCCGTGTCGGCGGCATCTACGTCAGCTTCGACACTAACGGCATCGCCTGCCAGGCCGGGTCCGCTCGATGCGGGATTCGGCAACAGCAGTCCGCCATGGTCTCGACGTACCTCGGCGGGTTCGCCGACGCGGCTAACGAGGTCGCCGTCCGTCTCGGCACCACCGTGACTGACGGGAGCGGCGGGTCGTCGGCGGACCTCGTCAACATGGTTACGGACGAGGACGGAACACCGAGCGTCAAGTTTCGGTGGAAGGGCAACGGCATGATGCAGACGGTCGCACAGGTTAGCGCCGCTAACGACCTCCCCGGGCAAGAGGCTTGCGCCGCGGCCGGCGACGTCGGCAAAGAGGTCATGTATTCGGATACGTCCACGTCGAAGATTTCAAAATGCATCTGTGAGCAGACCGGCGCCGCTACCTTCGCCTGGGGCGCGGCTACCGCGACGGGCGACTGCACCTGACCTGACTTGAGGAGTATGCAATGGCTGAGTCTATCCGAGTAGCAAACATTCTGATTGTCGACGAAGACGGCATCGGGCCGGTTCGTTGTCACATCGACGTGGAGATTCTGACCGATGTGAGCCCCGACGCCGCGGCGGCCGGCGCTGGGCGGCACACCCGGAACTTCAGGGGTAAATTGTCCCGGGCCAAGTGGGTGAATCTACTCGGCAATATCAACCGGGTCAAGGGGGACAAACTTTCCGGCAACCTCGAGGCTATTCTCGCGGCGCTGATTCCTGAGGAGACGTGATATATGGATAGGTCAGCTGTTATCGGTGCGGTCCTCGGCGGTTCTCTGTCAACGTCCCTGGCTGCGACTCAGGCGGTCACGGGGCAGTCGATGGCCCCTGCCGGCCTCCCCCTCTGGCTCCCCTGGTGCGTCTCCATTCTGACGGCCTTCGGCCCACTGCTCCTTTCGGAGTTCATCAAGTGGCGCAAGGAAGAGAATGCGAAGCAGCGGGCCGCTGGCCTCAAGCTCCTGTCCGACAAGGACAAGAGCAACGACGCCCAGGGCAGGGAGCTCGTCAAGGCCGCTGACCGCGGCGACGCGGAAATGGATCTTGCGGAGAAGCTCGGCGAGAAAGCTCTGGATGTCGCCAAGCATCTTCCCCTGTCCAAGAAGTGATGTTATTGTCCCACAATCGGAGGATACCCAATGCGCGCACGTCTTAATTTCGATGGCGGTCTTTACAGCGGTCCCGGCGGCTCAGGTGTCAATGCGACCCCGGCGTTCGGCGAACTGATTATCGGTTCGGGAACGGCTTTCGCCTCGGCCTCGAATCCCTCGGCGGAGGTTATCGACGATAACTCCCTGTCGCAGGTCGTCGCTGGTCAGTCGTTCGGCGTCACTCTCTCGGCCTCGGCCGG